CCTTGTAAACCATTAAGTCTTAATGTTGTCGAATACAACACATTCCACTTATCGGGGTTAATAGGCCTCGTCAAATTCATAAATCCATTACCGGCTGTTTCAAAGTTACTGGAAATATCCTCTGACAGACCAGTCTGCTCTTTAAAGAACTCATTATTTAAGTCATTCGCTCCACCAGATTGAAATGGAATAATCTGTTGATAATCCTTCTTGGATGCAACATAAACCTTCATGATAATAGGACGAATTCCAGTGTTCCGTACATTCATCTGCAATGAAAAGCCTTTAACATTAAGATAATTACTATCACGCTGATCAAAAGCACCACCTTTTGCGACATCAATAAGATTGTGAGTATATAGAGTCAAATCATTCTTAAATGCTCTCGTCTCATTAACAGCTAAATAAGTTTTAGGAATAGTCTTCCTCATTGGTTTACCCACTTGGCGAGCTCTCTTCCGCTTTCGAGCTCGGCTGATTCGACGAACTCCTCGATACGCCCCATATCCAGCGACTGCAGCAGCTGCACCATACCCACCATACCTCGCCAAACGAAGACCTCGTCGAACCACCATGGCTCGCATTGGCTGACGTTGGATGACGCCTTGTATCACACGCCGGCGTCGCCTCGGAGTAAATAGCTGGCGAGCGGTGTAATTCAATCCCGACCGGGTCACCATTCTTGTCCGGCACGATTACTTTTCTTGTCCGGCACGATCCGATTGATCGTGGCACGATTACTTATTTAAGGTTCCTATCTTGAGCGTCTCAATTTAATGCGAACCGAACTCTGAATCGATCGTGGTATTTTTTCTCAAGGGCTTGCTAGTATTACCAAGCCCTCCTCATCCCATTCCCAACAGCTCATAAAAACCATCATGGCACAATCAACAAGGTGGTGTTTCACCATCAACAACTATTCTGCTCAAGAAGTTGATCATCTCATTTCCATTGTCGACGATGTCCGTTACCTCATCTTTGGAAAAGAAACTGGTGCTTCAGGAACTCCTCACTTGCAAGGATTCGTTATCTTTCACTCCAACAAACGTCTCGCTGCTGTTAGACTTGCAATATCTAATCGAGCTCATGTCGAAGCAGCAAGAGGAACAAGCGAACAAGCATCAACCTATTGCAAGAAAGACAATGACTTTGAAGAGTTCGGATCGTTACCCGGACCCGCCGGCAAAACCAAGATCTACGAAGCCTTCCGCGATTGGGTCAAATCGCAAACCATCAAGCCTACAAACACCATCGTCGCCAATGAGTTTCCAGACTTGTGGAACCGCTCCCCGCGACTTATGGAATTTGTCGACCTCGTCTTCCCAGCCACCATTGTCGACCTTGGACCTTTCCGTCCTCACCAGCAAACTCTCTCCGATAGATTGGACCTACCACCCTGCGACCGTAAGATCATCTTCGTTGTGGACTCCGTTGGAAACACAGGAAAAACCTGGTTTACTAAAAAGTTTATGTCCCTCAACCCCACCAGTGTCCAGCAGCTTTCTGTCGGAAAAAGAGATGATATCGCCTACGCTATCGACGAGTCTAAGCGAGTGTTCTTTTTTGACCTTCCCAGATCTTCAGCTGAGTTCCTCCAGTATACAGTCTTGGAGCAGCTTAAAGACGGAAGGATCATGTCCAACAAGTACCAATCTCGACTCAAGCAACTAGATGGACCCGTTCACGTTGTCGTTTTTATGAATGAGCGCCCTAACATGTCAGCACTTTCTCAGGATCGTTACGAAATTATTAACTGGTTAAATCTCTAAGTTATTCTATTGGGGGAAGATGGATTAGAAGTTACCGGTGTCGAAGAGAGGCAAGCTTCAAAAGGAAGAAGGGGGTTCGGCAGCAACACCGCAGGAATCTTAGCACCCCGTAATCCGTTACATCTTTAAATCTGCGGATCAGTAAAACCAGTCATCACTCTAATTTCTGTTTCACAACTAGCTTGCGCTGTTCCATTAGGTGTCTGAAAAGGCCTGACTAAATAATATAGCAAATAGACAGGGTCGTGTTCAACAGTTTGCGTATCATGATCAAACTCGAACTGACGTTTCAAAGGAATATACTTCTTAATGTTCTGGTCACTTCCACCAGCACCCCATACTGCGCGATCAATCGTTCCACCTTGTAAACCATTAAGTCTTAATGTTGTCGAATACAACACATTCCACTTATCGGGGTTAATAGGCCTCGTCAAATTCATAAATCCATTACCGGCTGTT